ACATTCATCTGTAAATCCTTCGTAACGTACAACATAATCGCCAACATTATCTACTCCTACATCTGTAGGCACTAGATTATTTACAAATTGTTCTATTTCTTTCGGTAAGTTCATTTGCCTGGCATTCCTGTTCCAAAGTTTAGTCTGCTAAACTCTAATCTATCCACTAATTTTAATGCGTTGCCCATTCTATCTACAGCAACAAAACCTTCTTCGCCTGTTACTTCATAACCTTTTTCTGTTTCCTTAAATGTAGGTAACTGCCTAATTGTTTCTAATTTTTTAACAATTAATACTTTTGAATGTATAATTTTTAAGTATAAATCGTAAACTGCTACAATACTGGGTACATGTTCTTTAATAAATTTTACACCTTGTACTAACTTATCATTCATTTCGTCTTGCTTAGCCTGTGTTTTATATCCTTCTATTTTCTTTTGCATAAATGTAATATATTTTTGTACAAACCCTTGTGCAAATTTAGTAGGTTCATCAAATGCACCTGCTCGGATATTATTATTTACATGTGCCTTAAGTTGTTGTAGAAAGTCTTTACCTATTACATCATTTCCTTTCTCTAACCAATTAAATGTTTCTGAATCTATAGATTTTAAATATGCATCTGCCTCTCTGATAGCACCCATTACTTCTTGGCTTTCATCATTTGTTAATGTAACTACACCTGACAAATCTTTAATTAATGCATCTCTATGCCAGACTTTAGAACTTTGACCTAATACTTTACTATCAAATCCGTATTTGGCTCTTGTATCGGCTAGTGTAGGGCCTCCTACATACTCTGTATGCCAAACAATACCTATATCAGCATTTGCAATTTGTTTTGCTAAATCGCTATCTGTTGGTACTGCATATACAATAGTATTTGGCTTAAATACTAATACTTCTTCTCCGTCTATATTAGTTTGTTGTAAATCTTCTTTGGAAAACAACATGTCGCCTTGTGCTACAGTATTCCAATTTAAATTTTTTAATGTTCTTAATGCTAATTTTAATTTTTCCTGTAGGCCTTCTGCAGGATGATTTTCTTCTATATCTTTATCTGTAAAATTAATTTTTGGCTTTTGTGCAAACACACCTTTGGTACCTACAAAAAACTTTCCTGTCTCTGGATCTTTACCTGCAATAATGGCAGGTGCTCCGTCCCATTTTGTAGTCATACTTACTGGAGAATCTGAATTACCTTCTAGCATTTCATGTAAACTGTATAGATAGTTTATTGCTTCTTTGGCACCTTGATAACCTCTGTTGAAAATATTATCTTCTAAATGCTCTAGGTGAGTATTTTTATTTTCTGCTTCTAGTATTATTTCCTTTAAGAAACTACCTGAGATATCATGAAACTTCATTTTACACCTTTTTAATAAGGTTCATAGGTTTTAAGTAATTTAATCCTGTTTTAGTTTTCATTAACACTTGACCCTGAGGAACTACAAGTGTTTGACCCTTACTCTTATATTGATCTCCAGGCATTCCTTGAATTTCACTAGATACTATGTCGCCTCTTTTAATGTTTTTATTATTCTTTGTAGCCGTCCATTGGACAGTATCGCCTACATTAAAACTTCGTTGTTTTATTCTTGGATCTTTTCTTGGATCGTAACTTTGATTTTTTTGCCTTTGATATGCTGGTTGATCATAATCTACGTTAGGGTCCATTACTGGCTGATCTTTAGGCTGTGGTTTAGGCTGTGGTGTAGGCTGTGGCTCAGGGTCAGGCTTACCTCCCCAATTTTGATCTGGTTTAGGTTCTGGATTAGGATCAGGATTATTGTTACCGCCACCAGTGTTGTTATTATTGTTACCGCCACCAGTGTTAGTGTTGTTATTATTGTTACCGCCACCAGTGTTATTATTGTTGTCACCGCCACCAGTGTTATCAGGTTTATTAGGATTATCTGGATTATCTGGAGCATCAGTATTCATTCTATCATCTGCAGTTTTAGGTGTCTGCTTAACAAAGTTTGAAAGACCACCTAGTGCTTGACCTATTACTGAGCCAACCGCCGCTCCTGCTTGCCTACCGAAACCTCTACCACTTTGTGATCCGATATCCTGCCCTATTTTACCAAAAAATCCTTTTGGTTTGTCTTTCTTTAAGTTTTGGCCTGTCATACCTGCACCTCTACCAAACAGATTTTTAAATCGTGTCTTTAATGTAGGTGACAGTTTACCATCGTCTCTGACGATTCCTGCTGATCTCAAAATTGCCCATTCATCTCTAGTGCCTTGAGGGACTTTTTTACCTTTTGCTATATTTATAGATGGACTTGGCTTTGTAACTGTAAAATCCTGATTAACTTCACTCCATTCGAACTCTCCACCCTTATGCATGATGACATCGCCATCTTGTATAAGGTCGCCTTCTAAAATTGGAAACTTAGGTTCTGTAAATTCTCTAATCAGCATCTTGTTCTCTCTGAGATTCCTTTATCACTTTCTTGATACCTCTGGAGAATTTCTTTACGTCTCTACCTCTTATGCTGTTGATTAACCTGTTTGTAAGATCTTTAGCAGTTTTTTCATCATAGTATAAATCTATTTGTTCTAATAAATTTATTGCACTAGTAATAACATGCTCACCTCTATTAGAAGTGACATGATTTCTATCTCTATCTACTGATATTTGATTTAGTTCTTCTAATATACTACGAGCCTTAGGCATGATATCTCCAAAAAATATGTATAATGCTATTTATCATTATAAGTCATTCTTTTTCAGGAACTCACGCATGTTCATGGCTTGCCCTATTGTGTCCTTTTGCTCAGGTTCTTCTGCTTTTATAGAATTACCTCGTTTTAATTGATCAACTAAACTTGTTGTTGTAATTGTGTCTGCATCTTCATCACCTTCTTGCAAATCTTCTATCCTTAATGTATCAGGATCAAATCTTAAATCTACTTTTGTGCCTACACCACTACTAGAACGTGTTTTCATAAACTGTATTTGATATCTTCCTTTCTCTCTCATAGCATTACTTGTAAAAATGCCCACAACATTATCTGCTGTTTGTATTTTACTAATACCACCTGCTATGTGATGATGATCAAACTCTATTTCTTCTACTGCACCTCTGTTTAACTGCGAAGCAGTAACAAAAAGCAAGTCTCTTTCTACTGCTAAATTACGCAACTCCTCAGATACATACTTGTCTTTAATAAACAAATCACTGCCACTTACTCTTGCACTAATAGGCATCATCAAATCCAAGTAATCTACAAGTAAACAATCAACTTTTTCACCACAGGATATTTCATATTCTCTTAAAAATACCCTAATATCATTTGCATTAACACCATTAGGCATTTGCTTTACTCTTAATTTACCAGCACCTTTGGCTTTCATACGAACTTTTAAGTCCACATCATCCATATTACGCATAACTTCTTTTGTGCCATACCCAGATACCATACTGTCTAATCTCATACTAATCAATTGTTCACTCAACTCTAAACTAATATAAACTACGTTCATACCTGCTAGAGACCAATTAACTGCGAAGTTTTGTAAAAATAAACTTTTACCTGCACCAGAACCACCAGCAAAGATTGTCATCTCTCCTCTGTTCATACCACCATAAAGTTTGTGATCTATACCCTTCCAACCTGTACTAATTGCACCTGCTTGATCTTTAATCCATTGTAATCTTTCTTTAGGATTTTCAAAATATTCTAAACCCAAGTCTTTGACTAAACCAACTTGACTTGCATCTTTAATTTTGTTTTCCACAGTACCATAGTCTTGATTTTCCAGCAAGTCAGTACTTTCTATAATTGCTTTTTCTAGTGCCTTATGTCTACAAAATGTTTCAAACTCATTCATAAACCATTCATGATGATCAGGAGTTACGTTTGGAATAGGTTCTAAAGTTACTCCTGCAACCGCACTTACTTGTTCAGGAGTTGGAATAGCATTATGTTCTGTACTATGGGAAACAAAAAGTTCAACTGCTTTCCTATACTTCATATTAAAATATATAGGATTTACAATATTTTGACACCTTGCAAATAAATCAGGGTCACTAAGTAAGAATCTTAAAAATAATTCTTGTGTTTCTTCATTGTATTGTTTTATATCTGCCATTTTTTCTTTATCTCATTGTATATATATCTAAAAATTACTTCATGTCCTGCTTCGTTTGGATGACCATCTGTAGGACTTTCCTCATGCCCTCTACAAATATCAGTTAAAAATCTATCACAAAATATATTTTCATCTATCATTTTATATAATTGCTTACAGTATTCGTTATTTGCAATAATTTCTCTAGATTCTTTAAAATAAAATCTCGGTAAACATCTTGCTGATAATCCTATATGTAAACAAGGTATATTGTTATTTTTACAAAAATTTTGTATTAAAATAATATTTTTAAAGTAATTTATAGTTTCTGTTATGTCTGTTTCTACTAGTCCTTTATATTGATGTACAAGTTTACGTTGTGTTGCAGTATCAGTTTTTAACATTTCCATATTATCTTTAGTAAAATCTACTGCCTTAAGTTCGTACAAAGTATCATCTTCAGTAGTCACATACCCAATCCACATATTATGCTGTATATTGTACCATTCCTTTCTGTTAGGAGTAGGATGTTGTAAAACTAACATTGTATCTTCTGTGCTATTTTTACTAAAATATTCCAATGTTGTTCTTACCAATCTATCGTTAGAGCCCCCTTCAGTTGCTAAATTAACTACACTAGAAAATTCTTCTGTATTTTTAAAAAGACTGGGCCATACCCAATCAGGAGTTTTATTTCCTTTTTTATCCTTGTGTCCTTCTGTAAAACTACAGCCGTTTGCTACTAATTTCATTTAATGCCCTACATGTACTCCAAACAAATATCCCAAAAAGAATACTATTGGTCCTAATATTAATAAGTCTACTATCCAATGTAATGCAATAGATAATGTAACTATTTCTTTCCAATGTATCTTACATACATTTGCCCAATCTTTAATTCTTTTTCTCATAACATTTTTGCCTTTACTTCTATTTTCAGTTTATTATTTGTTGCATGTTTTATTATACTGCCTACTGTTGCTAGTCTTCCATACATATTAACAGCATCAGCGGCATCTTTGCAATCCACGTGCCAAGGCGGGAAACTTACTTCCCACCCTAATTCAGCGGCCTGCATAATTAAATCTATTCCTGCTTCATCTCTATCAGGACATACTATAATTCTTTTGCCTAATTTTTCTATTAAGTGTGCCTGCTCAGGGCCTACACTATTACCCTGTATTGCTACACCATCAATCATTATAGCATCAAACACTCCTTCTGTCACTATAACAATCTCTCTTTGTG